GTCGTTATGGTATGCTTCCCATTCCTAGTGGATTGAATCTTTCTGGAACTCCTCTTAATGAATCAATGATTGCTCTACATCAGATTCTACCTCAGTTTAAAAAGGAGAATAAACTGCAGAAAGTTCAGTGCGTTGTGATGACTGACGGCGAAGCACCTCCTCTAAAACTTCATCGTGAAATTCAACGTCACTGGGAGCACGAACCATTTATTGGAACTGGTACTATTCATAGCAATGCTTTCCTTCGAGATCGTAAAACTGGAAATACATATTCTCTAGATTGTGAGTGGTATGAGTTTACTGATATTCTTCTTCGTAATCTTCGTGATAAGTTTACTGACGTAAACTTTATTGGTATTCGTGTCCTTCAATCTCGTGATGCTACTAGTTTCATCCGCCGATATACTGGTTGGGGTGGTAAAAACTTTGATAGGATTCAAAAGATTTGGAAAAAGGAAAAGGCATTTGCTATTCACAAATCTGGATATCACACTTATTTTGGACTTTCTGGTACCGTACTTTCTAGTGATTCTGACTTTGATGTTGATGAGGGTGCTACTAAAGCAAAGATCAAATCTGCTTTTGTTAAAAGTTTGAAAAGTAAGAAAATGAACAAAAGGGTTTTAGGTGAATTTATTGAACTTATCGCTTGAATAAATAGGTTTATAGAAAAAGTGTCTAGAGATGAAACCTTCCCCTAAGAAATTAAAAGAGACTAAAGAGATCTATGAAAAGGTTGTAACACACCTCATTGAGGAAGGTTACGCCACAGACGTAGATTCTGCAGATTCCATTATTAGTGGAATGAGTGAACAGTGGTTTGAACAAATTCAAGAAGGTTGATTCATGGAAAGACTAACTGGTAAAGGAGCGAAGTCTCTCAAAGAGGCTTACGCTAAAGTTTATATTGAAGAACAAATAAAAGTTCCTGATTACACATCAATGAGTGATGAGGAATTTAGTAAACTTGTTCAAGATTCTGGAAATCCAGAAGGTGTCATTGCAAAAAGACTGCAACAGAGAAAAGATGCTGCAGCAGCTGCTGCTAATGAAACATCTACTGCAAAACCAACCAAAACATATACAATTGGTGGTAAGACATATTCATCCAAAGCGGAGATTAATAAGGAATATGATAGATTGAGAAAATCTGGCGGTGATGCAAAGGCATTCGGTGATAAGGCATTTAAGGCAACTAATAAACCAGCAATTGGAACCACTCCTGGTGGAACAAAGTTTGAGAGAAGAGCACCTACGTCTGCAGAATTGAGAGCGGCACAAGCAGCAAGAGCGGCAGGTAAGGGTGAAACAGGTGCTATCAAAGCTGGTGTACAGCAGGCTCAAAGACAGGCATCAGTTAATGCTGCTGTTAAATCTGCTAACAGACCAGAAGTCTTGAATAAGCAGGCACCTGCTGGCAGTGCTCTTCGTGCTCAACAAGATCGACTTGCTCAAAAAAATAAGATTCAAAAAGAAGTTGCTGCTGTTAAGAGTGGGATTCCTGCAAATACACAGTCTTCTGTAAACAATACAGTTAAGTCTGGAACAGGTGATACTGTAAAAACGAAAGTTAATCCAGACACTAGTATGAGTGTAACTCAAAAGAGAACTCCTGCTGAAACTGCTAAGATCAAAAAAGACCTTAATCTCTCCCAAAGTGTAGACCTCTTTGATATTGTCAAAGGTCAGTTTATTGAAGAAGGATATAGTGAAGAGGATACAATGTATATGATGGCAAATTTGAATGAGGAGCAACTTCAAGAATTTTGGAAACAACTTGCTGGTGTTGCTATTAGAAATGCAAAAAAAATTCCTGCTATTAAAGGTTTAGTTACTAAAGTTTTTAATAAAGCACCAACACAAATGCCATCTGGTCAGATTGGGGCATTGAGACTTCGCCAAGGTCAAGCAACAGATGCTGTCAATAGACTTAATCAGAGCACTGCAGCATCGAAGGCAAAGGATGCAACTCGTACTGCTGCCAGAGAAAAAACTAGATTGAATAATTTAGATCCTCGTGCTGTTAGTGATCGCAATGCTCGTGAAGCATCTACTCAAGTCAGACAGAGAAATGTGGAGATGGGGAGACCTTCTTGGTACAATCCAAATAATCCAGGATCTAAAGAAGCATTAAAGAGATATTATGCTGATAAGAGAGCAGGAGTAAAGGGACTTCCTGAATAATTATTTGGAGGTTTTAGGACCTCCTTTTTTAATAAATAATTCAAAATTACTGTTAGACTAATGAGCAAGTTCGGAGATTTACTTAAAGGCGGACCATCCGCACCTAAGGTTGAGGCAGCACCTGCTCCTGAACCCATTGTAGAAGAAGTTCTGTTTACTCCTGAAGAGGAAGTTCTTACTGAAGCAAGTCCTCTTGAAGAAATGAGTAAGAAAGAATTGGAAGATTATGGTAGAACACTTGGTATTGAATTAGACAGAAGGCATAGTAAAGAATCCTTGATTGAAGAAATCAAAGATGCAGAAGACTAGTAGTCCACTTACATAACTGTCACAGGGGGTACTCCAAAGTGCCCCCTTTTTAGTATAATTACTACAGTTGAAACAAACAAGGCAACAGATGTCCCTCTCTACTGATTACATTCTCACTTCTTTACAGGAACTTTATGGAGAGTCTGTAACGGGTGCTGATATTCGTGCTTGGTGTGCAATGAATGGATCTAACTATCAGACTGTATCTAATAAATTGTCTGATTATAAAGTTAGTCGGGGTAAATGGAACTTGACCGTTCAAGAGAAACTGGAGCAAAATTATCAGGCACCTCCTGCTATGCCTGTTGTCGAGCAAAACCTTATTCCTACTAAAGATGATACCTTCGTCAAGTTTGGTAACTTCGGTGATATTAAAAAAATTATTCAGTCCGGTGTATTCTATCCTACGTTTATTACAGGTCTTTCGGGTAATGGTAAAACGTTCTCTGTAGAACAGGCTTGTGCTGCTTTAGGTAGAGAACTTATCCGTGTAAACATTACAATTGAAACAGATGAAGATGATCTTATTGGTGGTTTCCGTCTTATTGGTGGTGAAACCGTCTGGCATAATGGCCCGGTCATTGAAGCACTCCAACGAGGAGCTATCTTGCTCCTTGATGAGATCGACCTTGCCTCTAATAAAATTCTCTGTCTCCAAAGTATCCTTGAAGGAAATGGAGTCTTTCTCAAAAAAATTGGGAAGTTTGTACACCCCACTGCAGGTTTCAATGTCATCGCAACCGCAAACACTAAAGGTAAAGGTTCAGACGACGGACGATTCATTGGAACTAACGTGCTCAATGAAGCCTTTCTTGAGCGATTCCCAGTAACCTTTGAGCAGGAGTATCCCACTGCTGTTACTGAGATTAAGATTCTCAATAAAATCTGTGCTGATGAGAACTTCTGCAAGCGACTTGCTGATTGGGCAGACATTATCCGCAAAACCTTCTATGATGGTGGTATTGAGGAGATTATTAGTACCCGTCGTCTTGTCCACATCGTGAAGGCATACCATATCTTCAATGACAAGGCAAAGGCAATTCAGGTTTGTGTAAATCGTTTCGATGATGAAACAAAACAAGCATTCCTGGAACTCTATGACAAGGTTGATGCTGATTTTGTGATGCCAAGTCAGACATCTGAAGAAACTTCTCAAGAGCAACTAGACAAAGGCATCATCTCCTGATATAATGATTAATGCTTGGAGTTTACTTTACGATACTATGAACGAATCTCTTGGTGAAGACAACTATGAAGGTATGCTAAATCTAGGATCTCATCTTCCAGGTGCTATGTCTAACGATACAATCACATTCGGTAGTTCTTACTATGACGGCGTAATTGATTTTGGTGATCCTGGTCCCTTTGCAGCACAACCTGTACCTATGACCTTTGGTGGCGAAGACCACATTAACTTTGACTTGACTATGGATAAAAAATCCGAATCTAATAATAGACAGAAGTATAGTGAAGATGTAATTATTAAAGAACTGAAAGATTACATCACTAGAACATATGACCAGCACTATTCTGCTGGCGATGATAAGATTCAAACTCTGGATCTTATCGAAGCTTGCGGTGATGGTGAGGCATTCTGTCGCAGCAACATCCTCAAGTATGCGTCACGATATGATAAGAAGGGCACTGCCCGTCGTGACATTATGAAGATTCTGCATTATGCTGTACTTCTAATGCATTTCAATGACAAAAATGCAAACCGTGAAACCTATCCTCAGTGATGAAATTGAATCTCAATACTATGAAACTGTCCGACAACACTCTAACTGTTCTTAAGAACTTTGCTGGAATTAACAATTCTATTCTGGTGAAAGAGGGTAACAAACTCCGTACTATTTCTGTTGCTAAAAATATTTTGGCAGAAGCAGACATTAAAGAAGAATTCCCTCGCGATTTTGCCATCTATGATTTGAACCAGTTCTTAAACGGTTTAAGTCTTCATCAAGATCCTGATCTTGATTTTAGAGAAGATTCTTATCTGAGTATTAAAGAAGGTAAGCGTCGGGTCAAGTATTTTTATGCTGATCCTGCGGTTATTGTTTCTCCTCCAGAGAAAGAAATCAATCTTCCTACTCAGGACATCTGCTTCCAACTTGACAGTTCTTCTTTGGAAAAACTAATCAAAGCAGCACAAGTTTATCAACTCCCAGATTTTTCTGCTATTGGTGAAGCTGGAGTTATCAAACTGGTTGTTCGTGATAAGAAGAATGACACTTCTAATGAATATGCAATTGTTGTTGGAGAAACTGATAAAGAGTTCTCATTCAACTTCAAGGTAGAGAATATCAAAATTATTCCTGGTGCCTATGATGTAGTTGTTTCTTCTAAACTCCTCTCTAAGTTTACAAATACTAAGTACAATCTTATCTATTACATTGCTCTTGAACCCGATTCGACTTTTGGATGATACGCTAGTTAGGATGAGAATTGTCGGTAGCATTGGAGTTATTGTTGCCTACTTTGTCATTCTTCACGTCAGTTCTTTTTGGGGGGTCCTAATACACTTTGTTGCAGATTTGATTACAATCCCATACTTTATTAGAACTAGGGCATGGGACCTTGTTATAATGTTAACGTTCCTACTTTCAATTAGCGTTAGTAAACTTTTGATATGAACATCTTCGTAACTGATCCGAGTCCATACAAGTCTGCTACGGTTCTCCCTGACAAGCACATTGTCAAGATGCCCTTAGAGACCTGCCAGATGCTTGCTATTGTGTGCTCTGAAAAATGGGGACATAACTTTGGCACGCTACCTAAAGCAGATGGAACTCCATATGCAACTGAGAAGGGAGCATTTCGCAATCATCCTTGCACCAAGTGGGCGAATGAATTTGTAACCAATTGGCAGTGGTTACTTGCTCACGGACTTGCTATGTGTGAAGAGTACACTGCTCGCTATGGTAAGGTTCACACCTGCCACAAGACCCTTCTAGCAGCAAAGGAGATACTACCCACTGCAGACCCTCAAGGGCGCAGCGGGAAGGATACAACACCCTTTGTGTTTGCAGGACCTGATGAGTTCAAGTGTGATACAAGCATTGATATCTTCACTGCTTACAAGATGTATATTGCATCTAAACCTTGGGTATGCGATAATTATCTCAGGTTACCACATCGTAAACCTGACTGGATTTGACTATGTTTATTGAATATGAATATAGGCAGATAGAAGTCCCTCAAGAAATAATTGAGTTCTGTGATCATTTTACTTATGATGCAGAACGTGAGGATTTGAGATTTATTGATTGTCTTCATATGAACCTTGGTCATTATGGAAGCAACATAGAAGATCTCAAGGAAATGAGGAGACGTGTTATGCCTGTTTTTGAATAACTAATTTTTTTTATTATTATGAGCGACTTTATTTGGGTTGAAAAGTATCGCCCAAAGACTATTGAAGAGTGTATCCTTCCTGAACAAATCAAGAAGACCTTTCAATCTTTCCTAGATAAAGGTGAGATTCCTAATATGCTTCTTGCTGGTCCTCCAGGCATCGGCAAGACAACAGTAGCAAAGGCATTATGTAGAGAACTTGGAGTAGATTGTTATGTCATCAATGGATCCGATGAGGGACGATTCCTCGATACTGTCAGAAACAATGCGAAGAACTTCGCTTCGACCGTATCACTTACAGCGACTGCTAAACACAAAGTCATCATCATTGATGAGGCAGATAACACGTCCAACGATGTACAACTCCTGCTACGGGCGTTTATTGAGGAGTTTGCTGGTAACTGCAGATTCATCTTCACCTGCAACTATAAAAATAAAATCCTTGAACCCCTTCACTCCCGATGTGCAGTCATTGAGTTTGGAATTAAAGGAAAAGATCGACAATCCATTGCCGCACAATTCTTCAAGCGTCTCCAAGAAATCTTGGATACAGAAGGTGTTGAATATGATAACAAGGTCCTGGTAGAACTTGTTAACAAGCACTTTCCAGACTGGCGTCGTGTACTCAATGAGATTCAGCGATATTCTGTTAGTGGGAAGATTGATTCTGGCATTCTTGCTACTTTCTCTGATGTTGCTGTAAATGAACTTGTCAAGAATCTTAAGGAGAAGAACTTTGCGGAAGTTCGTAAGTGGATCGTTTCTAATTTGGATAATGATACTACTGTACTTATGCGTCGTATTTACGATGCTTGCTATTCATCCCTTACAAACGCTACTGTTCCTGCTGCTGTGCTCATTATTGCTAAGTATCAGTATCAGGCAGCATTCGTTGCCGACCAAGAAATCAATATGCTTGCTTGTCTAACTGAAATTATGGTTGAATGCGAGTTCAGGTGAACAAGAACGAACTTGAAGAACTAAGATATGATGTAGCACATCATCTACTTAGTAAAATGAGTAAAGGTTCTCAATTCCAATATGCTTTAGATAAGATGCTCGAAACGTGTCAAAATTACTCGGAAAAAGAACTAAAAAATTTGTTACCTAAATCAAAGAAGAACGGTAAGGGATTCTAATGCCACATGAATTTGATCCTTGTGAAGCACCTATTGATGGTGAAGTTGATAAGTGGGGGTTTACTATCAAACCTTCGATCTCAGATACTGATGCCACTCTTATCTGTTTAAGAAATGCTCCTTGTGGTACAGACAAGAAACAAATTGAACGATTAATTAATGAATTTGAATTTAAAAAATGATTGATGTAAAACTGATTCGTATCGTAACTGGTGAAGAAATTATTGGAGAGGTCCTCTCTGAAACTGATGATACTATTACCGTTCAAAATGGTTTGGTAGTTCTTCCTAGTGCTCAGGGTGTTGGATTTGCTCCTTGGGCAACAGTTATTAGTAAAGAAGAACCCGAGATTGAAATGTCTAAAAACCACATTGTGTATATGGTGGCAGTTCAAGAAGATGTTTCTAAAAAGTACAATGAAATGTTTGGAAGTAAACTAATTACTCCAGATACTAAAAAATTGATTGTTTAATTATGAAAACTAAAATTAAGGCGCAAGTTAAATCTAGATGGTACTACATCTTCTGGGGAACTGCTACAGTATCGGTTGTACTTGGACAACTGTATGTCGGTACTGGGTATAGGGTAATGGCAGAAAGCACATTAAATTTTCAAGATTACCTTACAAGAGTTTTAGATACTGCTAATCCTAATACTTTCTGATGGGACTACTAAAGATTGACAAAAGTGCCTTGGTTGAACCAAGAGCAAAAACCACTCCTCAAAAT